AAAAGGTCCTATATTTTTTCTTGTAAATACATGTTGGATGTAATCTATTGAATGTTTTAACTTATTTTTTATTGAATTTACTCTTGTTTTTTCAAATTGAAACCATGTATCACAATGTTTATGAGAACTTTTAGAATTATGTTTATCTGTACAACAAATTGTTCCAATCACACAATCAAAATTGTGATTAATATGTCCATTTATATTACATATTTTATTTTTTCCAATTCTATATGTTTTATTACATGAATTATGTGAAGAATAATGTTTGAATATACTTCTTTTTATATTTTTAGAGTGTAAATTCCATTTATTATAAAAGATACCATTATCTCTAATAATAAAATAAGCACCTTTTAATAATCTTTTTAAATGATTATAATTAAAATTTGTTAAAAGTAACAATTGACAAATCATTATCAAACATGTTTTATCAATTTCATCTTTATATTTCTCTAAATAATCAATTACTCTTTTAGTTGACATTTTAATATTTATCATATAAATTGATAAAATTATTTCATTTATTTTTGAATAAATCTAAGTGGTAATTTAAATCATTATTTTTTAAATATTCTTCAATAAATTCTTTTTCAACAATACTCCATTTGCTTCTTGGAGATTTTCTATATTTCCATTTCCCACCTATTAAGTCATTCTCAAATGAAATTAATTTTTTAATTTTTGTTAATTTTGTTAATTCTTCTTCATTTTTATTTAAATATTCATATAGTATTTTTCTTCCGTTTGTTGTTTCAACATATCCTTTAATATTTAAATTTCCATTATGTTCTTCATCATGACATTTTTTACATAATGGTACTAGATTGTATTCTTCATTTTTATGAAAATTCGTATTATTTATTTTAACAAACCCATTTTCATCTTGATTTTGCTGATAAACTATATGATGTGTATCTAAAGGTATTCCTCCATTTGGAATATATCCACATATACCACAAGCTGAAACAATTAATTTTGAATTATATTTTGATATTTTAGGTTCAACTATATTAGTTGAAATATCCATTAACTGTTTTCTAATTTTTTCTGCATTTTTAAGAAAATCATCTGGCATTTTTAAATACTTACAAATCTCCAATCCATAAACTGAACTTCCTTTTCCTTTTGTTAATTTTCTGTCAAAAATAATATTTCCATCTTTGTCAGTATCAACATGTATATGATAAACCTGAATTTTATTTATATTTTCAGCAGATTTAATAACATCAAGATCACAAAGTTCATGGAGATGCGTTGCAAATATAAAATTTCCATTTTTAGAAAGTATATCTAAAATACCACTTGCAACTATTGCAAGTGCGCTAACTGATTCTGTTCCACTACACAATTCATCTCCTAGTATTAAACTGTTTTTATTACATCTATCTAATATATTTTTTAATTCTGTCATTTCTACTGTGAATGAACTCATACCTTTGTAGATATTATCACTTCCACTTATTCTTGTAAATATATGTTTATATGGACTGTATATTAAACTTGAACATGGAATAAACATACCTGCCTGTGCCATAATAACATTTAATCCAATACTTTTCATTAACGTTGATTTCCCACTTGAATTTACACCATATAAAAGAATTCCATTACTACTATTATCACTTTTAATAGACTCTGGAATATTTCCTAAATATACATTGTTTTCAATATATCTATTTTGAGTTTGAATTCTTTCAACAATTGGATGTCTAATATCTTTTGCAATTAAAAATGAATGTTCATTTTCAACTATTGATGGTTTATTATATGAATATTCAAAAGCATTTACTGCATTAGTACAATAAATATCTATTTCACTTACTGTTTTTAATACATCAAGATACTTTTTTTCAAATTTATTAAATAAACCTTCTAAAAATTTTGAATATTCAATAATAGATATTTTTTGTATTTTAAATTGTTCTGAAATTATTTTATTAGAAATTTCTTCAATTTTTGGAGAAGTTAATCTTACACTTGTAGATGATGTACTTACTGGTTTAGCTTGAACTGTATCAAAATCAAAATCTATTTCTTCAAAATTTTTTCCATTTCCAAATTTTTCAGTTGTGTCATTCACAATTGATGCCTTTCTTCTTGTTGATTTTATAATATTTACTCTTTCTTTGCTTTCATTACTTTCTTTTTTGTATTCAAAAACAGTTAAGTCAAGAGATATATCATAGTTTTTCTTTTCCTTCATTTTATTATATTGTTTCAACTTTTCTAAAAAGGTTTCCCATCGTTTTTTTGTCATATTAAAAAAATATCCTAATTTTTCATTATATTCCAAATTGCATAAATCTTTATCTCCTGAAATATTATTTATAAATTCTGAAATATTATAAAAATATTGCAAATTATCATTTACAGATGTATTTAATTCATCAAGTTCAACATTAACTGTTTCTCTGAAAATATTGCTTTTTATTTCATTAATATTTGAATATTTGTTACACTCTTCTATTTTTAACATTTTATCTAAGTATTCTAAAAATTCAATACAGTTATTTTTACATTCTATAATGTTACTATTATCACAATCATTACTCTCAATTTTATTTTCAATTATCGTATTAAAAATATTTACAATAATATCAAATGAGTTTTTTAATGTAAACCATTCATTTGGTGTAATTTTTTCAATAGATATTTTTCTTAAATATTTTTGAATATCACATAAATTTTTTAAATGTTTTCTAATATTTATAAACAAATTATCCTTTAAATAAAAAGAAATGTTATTATATCTATTTTCAAGTTCATTTTTATCAATAATAGGATTAATTAACCAATCCCAAAACTTTCTCTTTCCAAAGTTTGTTAAACATCTATTTAATATTTTTGATAAACATTTTTCATTATTATTTGAAGTACCTTGATTTTTGATATTTAATTGTTGTATTGAATTATATTCAATTGTCATATGTTTATTTTTTTCAAGTTCTTCTGGAACTAATAAATTATTAATTAGTTTTTCATCATGTTCATAAACATATTGTAACATATAACAGAATGAAATAATTGCTAATGGTTTCATTTCTAATTTTAAAGCATCGATTGGAGAAATAAATGACATTTGTTTATTGTAAGATTTTTTAATACATTCTTCTTGATATCTAATTTTTTTAAATATAGGATCAATATTCCATTTTTCAATTAATTTGTTATTTGAATTTGTATGTAAATAATCAATTATTTTTCTCTGATATATTTTATTAAAATTTGAAAATGATGTATGTATCACTTCAGTTGGATTATACATTTGAGTAATTCTGTAAGCTTCTTCTAAACATTGAGTAGAAGAAGAATCCTTGTCTATACATTCATAGAAATGTGTATTTCCAGTTGTAATATCTACCAGAGTACAACCAAATGATAAACAATCAATTGAATTTTTTTTAATAGTCTCCCAATAACAAACCATTAAGTAATTAGAATAATTGGTTGAATCACTATGATAATTAAAATAAGTACTTGGTGTTATTATTTTTGATACTTTTCTATCAAATTGTTTATAATATTTACATGTCTTATTTTCAAATTGTTCTACTAAAACTACTGTGTATTGATTTTCAACTAGTGTTTGAATGTGTTTTTCAACAATATATGATGGGAAACCTGACATTAAAGGATTTTTACGATCTATTGTTGATATTGATTTATTTTTTGATGTAACTCTAATATTTAAGATATCAGATACATCTTGTAAATTTGCTCCAACATTTTCTGTTTCATTTTGAACTCCATACAATTCAAAAAAATCACCTACTTCCATCAAAATTACTGTTTCATTTCCATATTGCTGTTTGTATTTTTTATCTAATTCTATATATTCATCAATAATTGACATCTTTTTTTAGTTATTTTTAAAGCATATATGCCTTGGATGTATCTAATTAAAAATATATCTTTAAATAGATATATTTTTAAATATTATATTAATACACATAAAATATTTTTGGTTTACTCATTTGTAAACCGTTAAAGTTACATGAACCAGATATAGTATAGGCTCCAAAATTATTTACCATTAAAAAATCATTTAATCTTAATAAAGGTATTTCTGTATTTTCTTTAATTACATCTATACTATCACATGATAATCCATAAATTGTACTTTTACATAATGTATTAGAATAGTTTTTATCTAAAAGAGGATTTCTTAATATATCAAATGATGGATTTTGATTATCATAAATAATACAATTAAATGATCCATACAAACTATCAGTTATCCAATAATAATGTTGATTGTTTTTTTCTTTCATTCCAATAATTGGAGTAAAAAATGTAAATATTTCTTCTGAAAAATATCTTCCTGGTTCTGCTACATATTTAATATTTTTATGTTTTTTTATATTTTTTTTAATTTCATTATTTATAACTTTTGAACTTGTAATGTAATTGTATTTATTAAAACCTCCACCAATATCAATGATATTTATATTATAATTTTTTTGTTGAGAATATTCAATTACTTTATTACAAAACTCAAATGCATTTTTAAATATGTATGGATCTTGATTGTCACTTCCTACATGAAATGAAATACCACTTAAATTAATATTTAATTTTTTACACTCATCTATTATTTGTTTATATTCATTTTCTTCAACACCATATTTAGTTCCCAATTGTACTTTTGCTTTAGGATTATCTATTTTCAAACGAATTAAACAATTCATATTAGGTGTATATTTATTAATTTTTTTTATTTCACAAAATGAATCAAATGTTGTGTATTTAATATTATGTCTTGATGCAAAAATCAAATCTTCAACTTTTTTTACAGTATGAGAAAAGATAATCTTTTCACTTCCTATTTTTAATACTTTAGATATTTCATTCATAGTAGCACAATCAAATCCTAATCCTTTGCTACTCATGTGTTTAATTACATTAATATCTGGATTTGATTTAATTGCATAATATGGTTGAATATCAGGAAAAAATTTATACCAATTATTAATCTTTTTATTTAATTTATTCATTGACACTATATAAAACGAATCATTTATTTTATGTTTTTTTATTATATCTGATGCTATTTTTTTCATATTTTTTATATTATATACTATTATAAAAAATATCTTTAAAATAATTAATAAAACTTATTTAAAAATATATTATATTTAATTTAAAAAAATGAATACTGAAAATGAAGCAAAAGTTTTTTATTGTGAATTATGTGATGTTGTTTCTCCAAAATTAAGTCAATATCTTACTCATGAACGTTCTTCTAATCATATTCAATGTTGTATGAAATATAGACAAGAAATATGTAAAGATAAAAAACAGTTAGAAGCTATGGAAAAGATTATTAGAGAAAAAATGGGACTTCAGTTTAAAAACGGAAATGAACTTCTTCAAACTATTCTTAGTTTAATGTGCAAACAACGTATTACATCATCACAAGTCAAAGAAGCAAGAGATAGACGTGACTACGTCAGCAGAAAAAAGATTGAAGAGGAAAGGAAAAAAACAGAACAAGAAAAAAAAGAATCTCAAAATATAAATAATTAAAATAAAATATTTATAAATAATAAAATGCCAGTTAAGTATAAATCAAAAAAAAGAAAATCTCCGAAAATGAAAAGTTCAAAATCTAAAAATATTAAGAAATATAAGAAATCTAATAAATCAAAAAAGACAGGTAAATTAAAACTTGTTAAAATTGTTAAATCTCCTAAACCTGAAAAAAAATATAGAGCACATTTTTCAGATGGAACACACACTGACTTTGGAGCCAAAGGTATGCAAAATTATGGAGGTGTAGGAAAAGAAAGACATTTAGATAAAGAAAGAAAAAAAAGATATATATCTAGACACAAATCAAGAGAAAATTGGAATTCACCTAAAACACCAGGAGCTTTATCAAGGTGGATTTTATGGAATAAAGATACTTTAAGAAAAAGTATTGCAGATTACAAAAAAAGATTTAATTTATAGTTTTACTTATTTTATAATTTATTTAAATTATAAAATAAAATTTCGACGCCTTGTTTCGATCAAGGGACCTTTTGGTTATGAGCCAAACGCGCTAACCTCTGCGCCACGTCGAAGTATTTAGATATATATGTTTATATATTATATGTAAATATTTAAATTTATTTTTAATATTTATTTTAAATAATTTTACCAATAACAATAATATTTTGTTCATTAAAATTTATTTTAGTTATTTTTACAGAAACTTCTAATCCTATATTATCTTGTTCCTTTTCACTTGTTTGATTACATTCATTTAAAGTTTCACCTAATTCATTTTTTTTGTCATTTTTACGTACATATTTTTTTTTATTTAAAATCATGTTCAAGTTTGAATTTAAACAAAATATTGAAATTATATTATTATAATTTACATATACACCACCATTAGAATCATACTTTTCAATTGTTCCTTTTACAATTTGATCTACTTTTGGTAAAAATATTTCAGCTTCAAATGTAACAGGAGTTTTTGAAAAACCTGTATCAACATGTATCTTACCTATACCAATAGATATTATTTTATTAATTCCAATTACTTTTCCCAAATCCTGGAAAGAATAATTTACAACATTTTTTTCAAGTAAATCTTTGATATGTTCTTGAATTATATCTTTGTGTAAATATTTAGGATTTAAATTTAATAAAACAGTTATTATCTTTTTTTCAATCATTTTGAGAATTGATAAACTATATTATCATTTTATCATTAAATTTATCTATAAATCATTTTTTTTATTTTATAATTTAATTATATAATATATTATAAAATAAATGAGCTATATAAATGCTAACAATATGTTCTCATTTGCTTCAGAACAATTAAATAATAGTCATAGACAGTTTATGTTATTAGAATGGAAAGATATTCTTTTAATAAACGTTAAAAAATTTTCAAAATATTATCCAGAATTAAAAAATATGGATATAAATGATTGTGCAAAACAAATTGAAGAAATAATTTATAATAAATGTGTTTATAAAAATAATTCAAATTTATCTTTTTATTTTTTCTGTCAGGTTTATCTTTATATTTATCTAACTGATATTTTTAAAGATGTTTTTATTGAAAAATTTACAGTTCATATTTACAATTGTTATGTCAATGATAACATGGGTAATATGGTTCATTGTCATGATTATATTTTAAAAAATATAGTTGAATATGATTGTTCTATTGAATCTGAACTAATTAAATATATAAATTTAATTAATCAAAATGTTAAAAAATTAAGTGAAATAATGTTTAACAAATATCAAAAATGGTTAAAAAATTATTCGGAGGGGTCTGTCCCCGACCCTGTAAAAGGAACTAAAACACATTCAGAAAGTAGTAAAAAAACTATTGAGAAGGTTTTATCTCCTTTTACTTTTGATTCATCAAAACCCAAAGGTCAGTCATTTGTGACACAGTCTTCAAAAAATAAAAACTTACCTGAAAAAGGAACATTTGATAATATTATTGATTCTGTTAAAAATATTTTTTCATTTTCAGACAATTCACAGAATCGCCCAAATGATTCTTCATCTCACATAGTCAAGTCAGAAAAAATCCAAAAAACTAATTATGATCAACCTTCTGTTATAATAAAAAGTTCAGTTAATTGTGTTGATAAAAAATATTTAGATGAAATGGAAGAAAGATTAACAAAACTTATAACAAATACATATAACAATAATATTGAAAATTTAAATAAACTTTTAAAACAATGGGATACCTTTTCAAATAATATTATTAAAATTGTAAATGATATCAAAGTTAAACCTTTAAATGAAAGTTCTAATAAGTATATTATTGATGAATTAAATAAAGTAAAATCAATGTTCACTGAATATAATAAAAATATAAATAATACTATCAATACATTAAATAAAAAAATAGATGAAAAATTAAATCCACAATTTTTATATAAATTAAAATCAAATGATCAATTGAGCTTAAAATTATTTGAAGAAAATAAAAATAATAACAAAATAATAATTGACTCATTAAATACAATTCAAAAGAATAATAAAATTATTTTTGATATGTTAAATAAATATCAAAATGATTTACAAAATCAAAAATTAGTTCAACCAATTATAAAGTTGCCTGAAAATATACAAAATATAACTGATGACAATTTTAAAAAACTTATATTAGAATATAATAAAGTATTTTCTGACAAATTAAATGATTTTAGTAAAAATTTATCTGATTTAAATACAAGTTTACTATCACAAACAAAACAATTTTCTGATGATCATAATAAAAATAATATTATACATAGTGAAATTAACAGTAAAATTTCAACCTTAAATGATTATATAAATAATTTAAACCAATCTATTCAAAATACTAAAACACAATTACCTTCTTCTCAATCTTTAACTATCAGTGATGATGTAAAAAAACAGTTTATTGAAATATTAACTGAACTAAATAATTTAAAAAATCAAATAAAAAATTTAGAAATAACTTCATTGAAAAAAGATTCTGGATCACAAAGTGGAATTATTAATAAAAATTGCGATGAATATAAAGTTATATTAGATGAAATTTCAATTTTGAAAAAAAGTATTGCAGATTTATATAAAAATAAACCACCTGAAGTTAAATTGCCAGAAAATATTTCAACAGTTTTAGATGAAATTAAATTTTTAAATGAAAACTTAAAACAAGGCACTACATTAATGCCTAAACCACAATATCCTAAAATTGAAACTTCTCCTAAAAAACAATATATAGAAACAAAACAAGAACCTGAAGCAAACATTTCAGTTATTTCTTCAGAAACAACCCCAAAAACTAAAGAAACAGTAATTAAAAAAAATGTAAGTGAATTAGATCAAGCTCCTGTAGAACAAGTTTTAAAGAGTTATGGAGATATAAAAAAAATTGAAGCTAGAATTAATAATATAAGCCAACTTATTGAAAAGGGAGATTATAGTAATATTGATAATAAATCAATTTCAGATATTGAAAATGATATTAAGAATTTAAAAGATGTTGATAAAGATTCTCTTATAAATTTAAGGAAAAAATTAGAAAATGATAAAAATATTTTAAATACAAAATTAAAAAATATTATATTAACACAGGAACAAGAACTTAAAGAACTTAACAAAAAAAAATATTTTTTATCAAAACTTAATATTCCACCTTTAAAAAATCAATGTGGAAATTTAGATTACTTTTTAGAAAATCCTAAAATAAAACAGAGTTCTGAAACAAAAAATAAAAATATTATAAATTTTAAACAATATATTAAAGATATTTCTGATAAAATATATGGATCTAATATTGATGAGTGTAAATCTATATATTTTAATATATTAGAAGATTATATAAAACCTAAACACAAAAAAGATGAAGAAGAAAAAGAAAATGAAAATATAGAAAATATGATATCTGATGAAGAAAAAGAAAATATAAAAAAAGAAATTATAGAAGAAATTGAAAGAATAAAAAATGTTCATAAACAAGGAGGTACTTCATCACAAAAACAAAATATAGATAGATCATCAAAAACAACACTAATAACACCACCAACATCACCAGTAACACCAGCAGAAGATACAGCAACAACATCAACAGTAACACCAGCAGAAGATACAGCAACAACATCAACAGTAACACCACCAACATCACTAGTAACACCAGCAGAAGATACAGCAACAACATCAACAGTAACACCACCAACATCAACATCAACAGTAACACCACCAACATCAACACCACCAACATCAACACCAGCAGTAACACCACCAACATCACCAGTAACACCAGCAGAAGATACAGCAACAACATCAACAGTAACACCAGCAGAAGATACAGCAACAACATCACCAGTAACACCACCAACATCACCAGTAACACCACCAACATCACCAGTAACACCAGCAACACCACCAGTAACACCAGAACAAAATTTTATAGAATTAGCAATAAATGAAATAGAAAATTCTTTAAATGTTGATGATCAAAAATATTTTATAAATAAGATTAATACAATTATTTTATCAACGAAAAAGAATGAACTAAATGATTGTGAAACATCTAAAAATAGTAGTGAAGAAATTAAAAATATATGTATTGAAAATATTAAAAAAGGAAGTCAAAATTATATAGATATTATATCTAAAATAATAGATACTATAAAAATCAGTTTAAAAAATACTAATGATATTACTATAAAAAATAATTTAAATAATATTCTTAGTAAATTAGAAATTATTAAAAAAAATTTAGATAAAAATAAAACAAAATATAATGAATCTATAAAACCAGTTGAATTAAAATTAGATAACAATGAATTAGATTTTATTAACGAATATATAAATAATATGAATATAAATCTAAATTATAATACAAATCAAACATTTAAAAATATTGTAAAATATATTTTAACTGGAATATTTGTAGAAGTTACAATAAAAGATCAACTAGAAGAATTAAAAGAAGATTTAAATACTAAATTTTCTTCAATTGTGAATAATGATATATTAAATTTTTATATATCTCTAAACCATATTTTAGGTAATTTTTATCTAGAATTAATAGATTTATTACAAAATCAAAATACACTAGAAAATGAAAATTTACTTAATTATTTAAATAATAACAAACAAGAAATACAAGAAAGAAATAATACAATTATAAATTTATTAGATGTATATATAAATAATAATAAAAATTCAATAAAAAATTTCATTAGTGAAATTGAAAATTATAATATACAAAATTTAATTGATGAAAATGTTACAGAAAATGTTACAGATATTAGTAAAATATCTGAAGATTATAATACATTACCTGAAGAAGATAAAAAAACATATATGAAAAAATTTTTAATAAATAAAGTACAATTGTTTCCAAAAAAATAGTTTAAAAAGAAACTCCGCATATAACATTAGTTAAATTAAATTTTGAAATTTTGTCTAAAAATTCCAATGTTCCAATTGAAGATATTGAATTATAATTATTAAAATAATTAATTAATTCTTTAACATTATTATTTACAGAATCATATGCACCTTTGCTATTTTTATTAATAAATATATAAATAGTAGTACTTTTATCTGTTACATAATTAGATGCCTCAGTTTGACCATAATCATTTAACAAAGTAATAATGCTATCAAATTTAGGTTTTAAAATATTAATATATTCATTAATCTTTGTATATTCAAAAATATTATTATATTTATTAAATATAATTTGTATATCATTTATATCAACATATGGAACAGGAGGTGGATTATTTACATTTACACTAATATTAAAAACACAAAATATAGATATAATTATTTTGTTAATAAAATCATTTAATGATTCAGGTTTTAAAATATTTTTAATCTCTTCGAATATTTTTGAATTTGAATCACCTTGTAATGTATTTATATCAAAACACTTATCTGAATTACAATAATATGGAAAACAATTATTAACAAATTGAGGAGATATACTAATCTTATTTTTATTTTTTTCTTTTAATAAAAATGTTATAAATGATCTTACATCTTTTAAAGATTCGTTAATATAAATACCTTCTTTTGTTCGTGTTTCACATATATTTTTAATATATTCTTTTTTAGACTTATCTTTAGCAGTTGTTTTATATTTATCTTTATCTTCACTATATTTTTTTTTATCTTCTTCTTTAATTTTTAAAACAACCTCATTGAATAAACCTTTCCAATAATCTATTATAGTATTTAAAATATTTGATTTTGGTTCTTCTATAATTTTTTTTAAAAAAATAATAAATGAAAATGAAGGGTCCAATGGTTTATCATTTGTATATAAAGATAAATATTGTAATTCAGATAAATTGCTAAAATTAACAATTTGAATTGTTTTAATTGTGTTTTTATTTACTAAATTTGTAATTTTATCACTTTTTGAGTTAGTTTTAATATCATCATCATTTATCTTTTCTAATATATCTTTTAAATTATTCATAATATTATCAAAATATTCATTAAAAATTTGATCTATTTGAATATTATTTTTATTATTTTTTTTTTCAATTAAAATATTTGTAATATCATTATAGAATATATCTTTTATTCTTTCTTCATAATTCTCTTTATTAAATATATTATTTATGTCATTATATTTAATTTTTATTTTATTATATAAATAATTTTTAATATCTTGTCTAATCCCCTTATCTGTTTCACTTTTTTTTAATACTTTTTTAAAAAATTCATTTAATAAAATATTTTTTATGTTTTCATAATTTTTTTTATTATAATTTAACTCAGGATAATAACTATCATTAAACTCTTCATCATTTTCTTCTTTATATTCTTCTTGGAATTTTTCTAAATAATAATTATTATTTCCCGTATTTATTTTATAAAAATTTTCAACGTTATTATCGTCACAATTAAATCTATTTTCAACACCTGCAAAATCTCCTATAATAAAATTAACCTTTTTATTATCATTTCCAATCAATTCAATAAATACCAAACTGTGACTTCTTGAACTTTTTGGGTTATTTGTTGTTGGTTTAACAAAACGATCTTTATCAATTAAATATAAAATTACATCTCCTATATTATCATTTTGTCTGAATAACTTTTTATTATTAGGTTCACTTGTCCATTTAGGAGTGTATTCATAATCATTATCTAATAATATACTATCATTTTTAAATGTAAAAGGTATTGATTGGTTATCATCTTCTGGTATTTTTCTTACTACATTAGTATTATTTTCTGTAAAAAATTCTCTACATTTTACATTAAATTTATTATATGTGTCTGTTAAACTTTTACAAACATGTATAATTATACCTTCTTCAGTTATATTATTATTTTTTAAATATACTAATGTAGACGTTTTACCAGAACCACTTGCCCCGTATCCTATAATAAAAACATCTTTATTATTTTTCAAACTATTAACTATATCATTTAAATTACCTGCTATATTTTTATTATTTTCGTCAAAATTATATATTCTATTAAAAGGACCAAATAAATATTCATTTGTATATTTATCATATTCATTAATTTGTTCATTTTCTGGAAATTTTTTAGAATTATTATTATATTTTACCAATAAAGTATCGGGAAATTTACCAGCATTTCCATATAATTTTATATCAAATCTTGATTTATTATAATCAGACTCTGACGTTGATATAATTTTATTACTAATAGTATAATTTACAGGAGTATTACGTATTTTTAAATATGTAATAATAGTATCATTAGAATACTCTTGTAATATATTATCAACTGTATTGATATTATTAATATTAATACTATTAAACTGTTTAATTTTAGTTATATTAATTTTTGATAATATTTTTATTATAATTTTTATTAAAAAATCATTTTTACTAGTGTTTATAATATAATTTGTTTTTAATATTTCTAATACCAAATCTAGAAAATTTTTTATAAATAATCTTTTTGGATTTTGATTATATTCTATATATGGTCTGTCTTTGTTAATTTCACCATATATTTGTAAATAACTTTTATTATCTTTATCTAAAAAATTTTTTATATAATTGTTAATTGTATCTGTGAAATCTGATTTTAATTCATTTATTAATTTTCCAATAATAGATCTATTATTACTATCTTTACTATCTTTACTATCTTTACTATCTTTACTATCATAGTAGTTATTTGGATTTATTATTATATCAATATCAGTTATATCAATGTAAATAAATTCAATAAAACATTTAAACAAATACTCCTTTTTATTTTCATCTGTTTTATTTGTTATTTCATAAAAACTTTCATCTTTAATATAAATATGTGTATCTCCAAAAAAAATATTATTTATATCTTGTGGTTCTAGTGAACAAATTTTATAAGTATTAGGTGAATAATATAACGTTTTTAAAAATTCAACTTTTTTAATAATATTTATGATATCTTCAATTTTAAATGAAGAACCACCTGAAGACATTTTTTATTATACGATTGTTATATTTTTATATATATTACAATATTTATATTTTATATTTTTTTATTAAAAAAATATAAAAAACATTTATTAATAAATAATATAATAACATTTTTTAATGTCTAATAATATTCCTCAATTGTTTTTAGAAAACTTTACTAGTTCTGGTAATTTAACTAGTGATACAAATTCTGATATTTATTCAAAAAAAGTTGATCCTAACACTTTTAACGGTATTACTTTTGTAATGTTTTTTAGCAAACCTTGCTGTAAAGATGAAATAAAAGTATTTGAAGACTTGAATAAAAGAATCAATGAAATAAATTCTAATCGTTCTATTCCTCTTAAATTTTATTTGTATGAAGTTAGTAAAGGTACCAATAGTGCTATTATAAGTATTCTTGAACATGCTCCATATCGTATCATGGGGTATCCTTACGTTGTTACTTTTTTTAATGGTGAATTTTGTTCTGTTTATAGACCTAATGCATTACCTGAAGCTAATAAATTAGCAAATGAAATTGTTGCTTATGGATATAAAATCACTCAAAAATCATTATGTAATATAAGCATGTAAAATATTAAAAAATTAATAAGCATAATTATCTGTTATTTTTATCCATTTATCAGGAAAAAGATCATCTGTTTTTTTACCATAATTTTTAGAATAATAAACAGATGAATAACAAACAATTTTATCTGGATTATCATTTAAATATGCACCCCACCAACTAAATGAACTATTTGCAACAATATTGTGTTTGCACATACTCATAAATAACATTTCTTGCCAATCTGTTAAAATTGATGGTGACTTAATAAATACACAATTATATATTTTATCCGGATTATTTATCATTGATTCTCTTAATAATTTTTGTATATTTTCTATTCTTTTACAAACTATATTTATATCTTCTCGTTCACAAAAATATATTATATTATATTGCTTTGAATCGTATGTATTATTTTTTTCATTTAACTTATCAATAATAGTTTTAATTGCATCAACATAATATTGATCTGAAAGAATAATATGACTATTTGTATATTTTACAAAATCACCAATTCTAAAGTGTAAACTAATTGAACTATCTAAAAAATATTCTAAGTCATTTTCACTTGATACATATTCTAAAATTTCTCTTTTCATTTTATCAAAATTTAATATTTTTATTATCTTATTATAATTATGTTGAAAATATTTATGACTTTGAAAATAACCTGTAAAATGAACATCAATATCTGTTTTACAAACATTATTTTTTTTATTAATATAATTTATCAATTCATTTATTGAAGGTAAAGGTGAATATGAAGAATCATAATTTTCATATACTTTAATATCATGACGTATTTCCCTTTCATTTTTTAAAAAAGGTTGAAGTATGTAAAATAAAGTATCCCAATAAGAATGTCGTAGAGTGGTATTTTCACCAGCATATAATATTTTTTCGTCAGGAAATACAAATTGACATAAATTATCTAATGCATAAGAAATCACATTAAATATTTGAAACATTTGATTTCCTAATCCTCCCATAATATTTGTTGTGATCATTTTTTGAATATTTATAAAATATTAATTTAATTTAATATAGTATTGTTTAAATAATTATTTATAAATATTAATTAACTTGTTCATTTTTACATCATGATTTTGGGTATTAAATTGACTAGTTGTATGTATTCTATGTCTTACTAAAATATCTGGTAAATTATAAAATTTCTTATTTTGTTTTCTTAATCTTATCCATAGTTCAAAATCTTCAATTCCTTCAAAACTTTTATCCCAATAACATAATTCTTTTTTAAGAAGAACACTGCTATTAATGATTGGATTTCCATTAATAAAATTCATTTTACTTATATCATAAAATGGTATAGATGGAACTCCATTTGAATCTCCAAAATAATGTGTATGTGTTCCTATAACATCATATTCAGTCATATAAATACTTTGTTTATTTAATTTGTTTTTTAACCATATATCATCTACATCAATAAGAGAAATCCAATTATATTTTGAATGTTTTAACAATTCATGTAAAGTGTCAACTTTACCTTTAATATTATATAAATTAAATGCTTTTATTCTTTTTAAGGGATCTTTTTTTTCATATGACTTTGCTATTTTAAATACTTCAGAAACAGGAGGATGACCATTTACACCTATAAGTAATTCCCAATCTTGATAAGTTTGATTTAAAACAGAACCAACAGATTCTTCAATATATTCAATACCATTATAAATTGGAAGCAAAATAGTAATCATTTTTATTATTTTGTGGTAGTGTACTGTCCTGCCACAGTCTTTTTTTATATGTATATATTACTTTAAACTTTATTATCATTTTCATTAATATTTTCATTGTTAATATTATTTAAATTATTTGTAAGACCTTGGTTAGATGTAATTTGATTTATATCTTGTTCAGAACTTAATTCTGTTTGTAAATTCTCATGATGTATTTCAAAAGGATATTGTACATGTTCATCATGTGAAATATCATTTTCTGAAGAAACATTTCCCTCATCTGAATCGTATATTTTATCTTCTGTATTTTCTGGATCTTCTAATATCGTTAATGAAATATTAGGTGAATTATTAGGTTTATTTTCAGTTATTATTTGAGATTGATTTATATTTTTTTCTTGAAATATTTTTTTTGTTGTAAAGTTACTTATTTTATCTCCAATATTATACAAAAATGAATGTCTTTCTTCTCTTTTAGGTGATTCTGGTGTATGTGTATTAGTAGTTAATAAACTAGGTTCAAGAGAATCATTTTTGTCACTTTTGTTACTAC